ATGGTCGAGAAGGCCGGCCCATCCGCCGGCCTGAGCGCGGACACGATTGCCAAGCTTAAGGCCGACTTCCTGGGGATGGCCTGATGTCTGCCGTCCCCGACAAAGACCTGCTGGATCGGTTGGGTGATACCCCGCTGCTGCTACCCTACCAGCAGCGCGCGCTGAACACGGTGTCGGCGCACCAGGTTACCGTGATCGAAAAGTCCCGCCGGATCGGTCTGACCTGGGGGCTCGCTGCCCTGGCCGTGTTCACGGCCGCCGCCCGCAAGTCGGCTGGCGGGCAGAGCGTCTATTATTTGGCGTACGAGAAGGAGATGACCCGCGAGTTCATCGACGTGTGCGCGGGTTGGGCCAGGATGTTCGACCACGCGGCTAGCGCGGTCGAGGAAACGATCTTCAACGACGGCTCAAAGGACATTTTAGCGTTTCGGATCTCGTTCGCCTCCGGCTTCGAAATCGTCGCGTTGTCGTCCAGCCCGCGCGGGCTGCGTGGCCGCCAGGGTCTGGTGATCCTGGACGAGGCCGCGTTCCATGACAGCATGAGTGAGGTTCTAAAGGCCGCGCTCGCCCTGTTGATGTGGGGCGGTAAAGTGGTGGTCGTGTCCACGCATGACGGCGTGGACAACCCGTTCAACCAGCTCATCCAGGAAGTCCGGGGCGGGCAACGGGCCTATGCCCTGGAGCGCATCACCCTCGACGACGCCCTGGCCGACGGGCTGTACCGGCGCATCTGCCTCGTGTCGGGCCGCGACTGGAGCCCGGAGGCCGAGGCCGCGTGGCGTGATGGTTTGGTGCGGCAGTACGGCGAGGGCGCGGACGAGGAACTGTTCTGTGTGCCGTCATCCGCCGGCGGGTCCTGGATTGCGGGCGCCTATATCGCGGCGGCGGCGCATCCCGATGCTGGCCGGCCGGACCTGTACGGCGGCGGGATGGCCTATGGCGGCGTGGACATCGCGCGCCGGTCAGACCGATGGGTGGGCACGGTGATCGAGCGCGTGGCCTCGGTGCTGTGGATGCGTGACGAGATCGTGTTGCGGGACACGCCGTTCCGCGACCAGCTCGCGACGGTCGATGCGTTCATGCGCGACTACCGCATCATCAAGCTGGCGGCGGACCAGACCGGCATGGGCGAAATGCCGGTGGAGGAGATGATCCGCGCCCACGGGTCGCGGGTCGAGGGCGTGCTGATGTCCGGTGATCGGCGGCTGTCGGTCGCCAGCGCGGCCAAGGACGCGTTCGAGCAGGGTCTGATCCGCATTCCGGATGATCCGGCGCTGATGGCGGATATCCGCAAGATCAAGCGCGTGGCCGGCCCGACGGGCGCCCCGCGTCTGGTCGCCGGCCGCGATGCCTCGGGCCACGCCGACCGAGCGTGGGCTCTGTTTTTGGCCATCGCGGCGGCTCATGACGCGCCGTATGTGCCTTATGGGTTCGAGCCCGTAACCCCGCCGGCGTGGGATCCGCACATGGACGACGATCTGGATGACCTGCGCGGCGGTCGGGGGATCGGCCGCCGCGCCCGCACGGGGATCCTCGCATGAAAAAGCCGACGCCCAGCCGCGCGCCCGTGCGGCCCCTGAGACGCGCCCCCGCCACTCTGACGCGGGAGATCGCCGCGCCGGAGTTGGTCGGCCATCGCACCGTCTGGCACGACGCCTATGCCGCCGGCCTGACGCCGGCCCGGCTGGGGCGCGTCCTGCGCGCCGCCATGCAGGGCGACACCCACGAGTATCTGGTGTTGGCGGGTGAGATCGAGCGGCTTGAACTCCACTACCGCGCCCAGCTCGGCACCCGGAAACTCCAGTGCAAAAGCCTGCAGATCATGGTCGAGGCCGCAACGGACGACGCGGCCGACGTGGCGCGAGCCGACGCGGTACGCGAGCTGGTAGCGCGCCCCGGCACCCGGCGCATGGTCGGCCACCTGTTGGACGGCCTGGCGCGCGGGTATTCCGTCGTCGAGTTGGTGTGGGATACGACAGCCACGCCCTGGACACCGCGCTATGAGTGGCGCGACCCGACGTTCTTTCAGCTCGACCGTGTGACGGGCCAGCAGATCCGACTGCGCGACGGCAGCGCCGACGGCCAGGAGTTGCCGCCGCACAAGTTCATGATCCATGTGCCCGACCTGATCACGGGCCTGCCCATCGCCGGCGGGCTGGCGATGCTGGGCGTCTGGGCGTTCATGTTCAAGTCGTTCAGTCTCCAGGACTGGGCCGCGTTCGGCGAATTTTATGGGATGCCGATCCGGATCGGCCGCTACGACCAGGCGCACTCGCCCGAGGATCGGGCGATCCTGCGCCAGGCCGTGGCGATGATCGGCCGGCAGGCCGCCGCCATCCTGCCGCGCGGCATGGACCTTGAGTTTATCGACGCAGCCAAGGGCGCGGTCGGCCCGGATGTATTCAAGCAGTTGGCTGAATACTGGGACGCCCAGGTGTCCAAGGTGATCCTGGGCCAGACGATGACGGCCGACGACGGATCGTCCCTGGCCCAGGCCAAGGTGCACAACGAGGTGCGCCTGGATATCCTGGAGGCCGACGCTGGTGACGTGTCGGAGACGCTGCAGCGGGACTTGGTCGCGCCGTTCATCGACCTGAACTACGGCCGTCCGAACCACGGGCGGTATCCGGTCATCCGGCTGCTGGTGCCGGATATGGACGATACCCAGCAGTGGGTCGGGATGGTCACCGCGCTGGTGGACCGGGGCATGAAGGTCGGCATGAGCACCGTGCGCGACAAGCTCGGCTTGCCCGACCCGGACGCGGACGAGGAGCTGCTGCACCCACCCGGTGCGGCTTCCGCGCCAGCGATCCCGCCCGACCGGGCGACGGCGCGGGCGACCGCGCGCGAGGCGACCACTGATCCCGATCCGCTGGTCGAGGCGCTGCGCGACGAACTGCTGGACGGCTGGGAACCGGTGATGGCGCCGATGGTGGACCCGCTGGTCGAGGCGCTGCGCGACGCGTCCAGCTTCGAGGAGGCGCTGGCGCTGCTGCCGCAACTCGCGGATCGCATGGACCTGACCGCATTCACCGACCATCTGGCCACGGCGACCGCTGCCGGGCGCGCCGTGGGCGTGCTGGAAAGCGAGGACAGCCAGGACGGTGGGGGCGGCGATGGCTGATGATCCGCTGCCGGGCCTGCCGCCGCGCGAGGCGCTGGCGTTCCTGGAGGGCAAGGGCCTGCGCCCGGCGTGGTCCTGGCTGGACGTCTGGGGCGAGGAGCACGCCGCCGACTTCACGGTCGCCAAGATGATGCAGGCCGACCTACTGGCCGACACACACCGCAGTCTGGCGCAGGCCCTGCGCGAGGGCCAGACCTACGAGACCTGGGCCAAGGACTTGACCCCGCGCCTCCAGGCTGCCGGCTGGTGGGGCCGGCAGGAGAGCACCGATCCGCTGACCGGCGAGACGCGCATGGTTCAGCTCGGATCGCCTCGTAGGCTGCGCACGATCTATGACGCAAACATGCGATCTGCCCGGGCTGCGGGCCACTGGGACCAGATTGAGCGCGCCATGGAACGGGAGCGCTCGCGCGGCCGGACCCTGTACCTGCGATATGTCGCCGTCAAGGACGAGCGCACACGCGAAAAACACCGGCGATGGCACGGCCTGATCCGGCCGGCGGACGATCCGATCTGGCGCACGCTGTATCCGCCCAACGGCTGGCACTGCCGCTGCACCGTGATGGCGCTGACGGAACGGGACCTGCAGCGCTACGGCTACACGCCGACGCCGGACGATCAGGTGCCGCCGCTGAACGAGCGGCCGTTCGAGAACTGGCGTACCGGCGAGATCACCATGGTGCCGGAGGGCGTGGATCCGGGCTGGCATTCCAACGCCGGGCTGGCCCGGGTCGAGACCCTGGCGCGCCAGGCCGCCGCGCGCTGGGCGACCCTTCCGCCCGACGCGGCGGCGCTGGCGGCCGTCACCGGGCGCCATGTCCGAGCGGCCCTGTCCGACAGTGTGGCGGGATGGGTGGACGAGGTGGCGGCGCGTGGCCGGGCGCGCGGCGAGCGCCGCGTGGTGGGCGCCATGAGCGCGCGGGTGGCGCGGCGCCTGATGGAGATGGGCCGGGCGCCGGAGACCCCGGCGATCCACCTGGATGATGCGGTGATCTGGCACATGCTGCGGGACGCCAAGGCGGCGCGTGGATCGGCGCTGGCGGTCGAGGAGGTGCGCCGCATCGTGGATATCGTCGCCACCCCCCAGGCTGTGCTGTACGACCACTCGGACCCGGCGCTGCTGTACGTGTTCGAGCCGGCCGACGTGGCCGGTCGGCTCGGGAAGATGGTGGTGCGGATCGACTGGCGTACCACGATCCGGCAGGCCGACGGATCGCGGGAGAAGGGCGCGCTCAACGCCATCCGCTCGGGAGGGCTGGTCCAGCCCAGAGACCTTCAGGAACGACGGCCCGACGGTGAGCGCCGTTACGAGGTGCTGGAAGGCCAGATCGGAGAGGGATCGGATCGCGAGGCGCCGGGGGGTACGCCACCCTCCCCGTGAGAGCCAGCCCATGACGGGCGCGCCCAACCGGACCGGCGATTTCCCGGTTGTCGCGACGCCTCGCGACCAAGAGATCATAGCGCATGTGACGTCAAAAATTAAGAGGCCCATAAGAGACCGTAAGAGGGGGCCACGTGCCCGCCCCGGCCGTGGTCGGGCCATCGGGCTGTGTGGGGCTGACGTGGCCGTATGGTGGCCCGTATGCGGGATCGGCCCAGGGAGGCCCGCACAGGCGCGCAAGCGCCGATCCGGCCCCACGGGCCGATGGCACCGGAGATGGCGTTTAAATTCCGATTTAAACGACCCTCCTGTGGCCGTTTACGGTGCCCCGTCCGCGACAGCGGACAGCCGGGCCGACTGGCCCGGCGGCCCGAAGGGCCGGAGCGGCGAAGCCGCGATCGAACCAAAACCTCACCACATTGACCACCGCGCCATCGCGGCGCATCCTGCCGGGGTTGGTCTCGCCTGACACGGCCCGTGCCCCGGAAGTCCTTCCGGGCAGTCCGGCATGATCCGGGGCGGCATGATCGCCCCATGACCGACGCCCCCGCATATCTCCGGCCCTGTGCCGCTCTGTCCCCCACCATGGCGCCCGGCCGGACATCCGTCCGGGCGCGCGCATGGATCCGGCGTGGCACGGTGTCGCCATGACCGACGCACTCACCCACACCGACGGCGCCACCCCTGTCGCCAGCCGCCCCGAGGCGGTCGGGCGCGCCCTGTGCCTGGAGCTGCCCGCCCCGGCCGAGGACGGGGCCGCGCCCGAGTGGATCATGCTGCTGCCGGCGGGCGCCCAACTCGACGCCCGCGATGGACGCCGCTGGGCCAATCCGGATCCCGATGCCGTGGTCGCCGAGACCCGCGCGCTGGCCCGTGACCTGGTCATCGACTGGGAGCACGCGTCGGAGACGCGCGGCCGTGCCGGCGAGCGCACGCCGGCGGCCGGATGGGTCCAGGACGTCGAGCGCCGGCCGGACGGTTCCATCTGGGGCCGCGTGTCCTGGACGGCCGAGGGGGCGCGCGACGTCGCCGGCCGCGCCTATCGCTACCTGTCCCCCGCCTTCGACTTCGAGAAGCAGTCCCGACGGATCAAGCGGATCGTCGGGGCGGGTCTCGTGCACTTCCCCAACTTCCAGATGCCAGCCCTGGCCCGACAGGAGGATCCCGACCCCATGACCGATGTCATCCCGGCCAGCGTCACGCAGGCGCTGGGCCTGACGGACGGTGCCAACGAGACGCAAGTGCTCGGCGCCATCCGCGACATGAAGGACCGCGAGGCGCGCGCCACCGCTGCCGCCGAACAGCCGCCGCTGGAGCGCTTCGTGCCGCGTGCGGATCATGATGCGCTGGAGGCGCGCGCGACGGCGGCCGAGAAGAAGCTGGCTGACCTGGAGGTCGCCGGCCATCAGGCTAAGGTGGACGCGGCCATCAAGGGCGCGCTGGAGGCGAAAAAAATCACGCCAGCCAGCGAGGGCTATCACCGCGCCACCTGTCGCACGGCCGAGGGGCTCGCGGCATTTGAGACCTACGTCCAGGCCGCGCCCAAGGTGGTCGCCGACGGCCTCGGCGGTAAGACCCCGCCCGCGCAGACCGCCGGCGCCGGGGCGCTGTCTGACGAGGAGCACGCCACCTGCCGGCAGCTCGGTCTGACCGACGCCCAGTACATCGCCACCCGCGACGGCACGCCCGCCGCGCCGACGAAGGAGGCGTGATCCATGGCCGCCCTGACCGCTGATCGCGACACGCCCCGGCGCGAGGTCACGACGTTCGATGACCCCGTGAAGGCATCCGCCGTCATCCATGCCGGCGCGATGACGATGCTGGATGTCCACGGCTACGCCCTGCCGGCCGCCACCGCCACCACCCTGACGCCGCGCGGTCGCGCCGCCGAGGCTGTCACCGGCGGTGCCGCCGATGGCGACGTGACGGTGCGCATCGAGCGCGGGTGCTTCCGCTGGGCCAATTCCAGCGGCGGCGACGAGGTCACCCGGGCGCACATCGGATCGCCGGCCTATGCCGTCGATGACCAGACCGTCGCCGCGACCGACGGCACCAGCACCCGCAGCGCCTGCGGAACCATCCGTGACGTGGACGCCCAGGGCGTCTGGGTCGAGGTCTAGGAGGACGACGGACCATGATCATCAATCAGGGCGCTCTGACCGCCCTCTACACCGGCTTCAAAACGCATTTCCAGCAGGGCCTGGGAATGCAGGAAGCCATGTATCAGCCCTACGTCACCGAAGTTCCGTCGACCACGAAGGAAGAAGAATACGGCTGGCTGGGCAAGTTGCCCAACATGCGGGAATGGGTCGGGGACCGTGTGCTGCACGGTCTGGCGCTGCATGGCTACAGCATCCGCAACAAAAGCTTCGAGATGACGGTCGAGGTCGATAAGGATGACATCGATGATGACCGTCTCGGCGTCTACGCTCCCATGTTCCAGGCGATGGGCGAGGCCTCGGCCGCGCACCCCAACCAGATGGTGTTCGGGGCGCTGAAGGACGGCTTCACGGCCAAGGGGTATGACGGTCAGTACTTTTTCGACAGTGACCACCCGGTGATCGGGGCGGATGGCGTGACCGAAAGCCAGTCCAACGTCCAGGCCGGCGCCGGCGCCCCCTGGTATCTCCTGAGCTTGAGCCGGGCGCTGAAGCCGATCATCCTGCAGAAGCGCAAGAACTACGACTTCCAGGCCATGACCTCGCCGGACAGCGAGCGCGTCTTCATGCGCAAGTCGTTCGTCTATGGGGTCGATGCCCGCCTGAACGTCGGCTACTCGCTGTGGCAACTCGCGTTCGGATCCAAGGACACCCTGAACGCCACCAATTTCAACGCCGCCTACAACGCCATGATGGGGCGCACCGGCGACCACGGCCGACCGCTTGGCGTCGTGCCGACACATCTGGTTGTGCCGCCGTCGCTGCGGGAAGAGGCGGCGGAGATCGTGACGGCCGAGCGTCTGGCCTCCGGTGCCACCAACGTGAACAAGGGCCTGGTCCAGGTGGCCGTTGTGCCCTGGCTGGCCTGATCGGAGGCGACGCCATGCCCATCCGCGTGACCGCCCGCCATCCCATCCGCCGCGCCGGCCGCCATTGGCCGGCCGAGCCGGTGACTATTCCCGACGGAGCCCTGACCGACGCG